TTGTCCATTTGCTGTAACTACGTTTGCTCCAATATCAGCATTCAAACCGATTGGGTAATCAGAATAATCTTGTTCAAGACTTACCACATTAGCAGAGGCGCCAGAGGTGGAACCAACAATTTCAACACCTTCTTGGAAAGTGTTTTCAAATGTAATTCTCTTAACCAACAATGTGTTATTATTTGAACCTTCTTTTACAATACCCTTCGCAGTGCTTGTTATAGAAATTAATTCAACATTTGAAACTGTTGCATTTACATATGGGTTAGTATATGATTGGAGGTTTACACCATTTGCCAGTGTATTTTCTACACCATTCACCGTGACAAATTTATTACCACTTGCTGTGCGGACTGAATATATGAATGCATTTGCAACAGACTTCAAATAATGTGTTTCGCTTGAACCCGCAGTCAAATCAATAGCAGCACCGCCAGAGGTGGTTGAAAGTTTTACTGCATTTCCCGAAGTTCCTACGATGTAATAGTTGGTGTTGTTTGATAAATTTGTTAATGCTGTACCGCCAACCCCAGTGTAATATAATACAAAGTCATTGTTTGCAAATGGGTTGTCAGCAATTGTAATAGTGTTTGCAGAACCATCAACCCCACTTGATGCATTAAATGTTTTTACGATTTGCTGGTAAACTTTATCTTTTGGCAGATAACCAGGAATGGTTGCCAAATAATGCCCAGCCTCTTCAGTCGCGGCAGCGGTCAAATCAATTGCAGAACCACCAATCGTTGTTGACAATTTAACTGCAACGCTATTACCACCCACAACATAATAACCCGTAGCATTGGTTAAACCACTTACCACTGTATTTCCTGTTGTTGTAGTGTACAACAACAAAGAGTCATTTGCATATGGGTTTGAATAAGTGCGGAGAACGTGACCAGTGTAACCTTCGTTATAATATCTCAAATTGTGTCCAGTGCCACCAGGATTCAGACCAGTGATATCAACATTTGACCCGCCAGAGGTTAATGACAACGCCAAGCCAGTGCTGTTTGAAGCGACAACATAATATATCGAACCATTTGTCAAACCAGTCAAAGGGGTCACACCTTCATTGGTGTAATATGTTACCTTGTCTCCATCAGACAATCCTGCACCAATTGCAACTGAGATAAAATCTGTAGAACTGTTTACGTTTGTATTAGAATTAAATGAGTATGAGTTCGTACCCGTAATATTAATATTTGCGCCACCAGCCGTAGCCGACAAAGTTATAGTATTTCCTACAACTGTTTTTATGAAATAGAAGGTGTTGTTTGTCAACCCTCCAATAGCAGTGTTTCCATTTGTGGTGTAGTAACGAACAAGGCTGTTTGCAACAAATGGATTTCCAGCAATTGTAATAGTGTTCGCTTCACTATCAACATCTGTTGAAATATTAAATGACACAGTGTTTGATGGAATGTATATCGCATTTGCAGTTCCCTCAACTTCATCTTTAGAGTTGAAATTGACTGAAACTTCATTGTAGGTATTTCCATAAACGCCATCAGAGACCTTCAATTCATAAAATTGGAGGTTGGCTTGAACTTGATTAATTTTTTCTCCAGCGACGAAAGTGCTTGTTGCATTAGCAATTTTCATCGTGAAGTCGTATCTTCCAAAACCAGCAATTGCTGGCTCGTGAACAATTACGTATGGGTCGATATTATAATCGGCTCCTGGGTCAACGCCAGAAAGGGAACCAATTACACCGATTTCAAAACGATTAAATGATAAACATGAGTAAATTGTATCTTTAATATCACCTTGTGGATTTTTTGGGAATCCAAATGCAGCAGCGCGTGGTGATAAAGAATAGTAAACTTGGTTTGCTGTAGAAATTGTAGTATCAAATCCAACAGCGGTTATTGCGGTATTTGTCGCTGGCGATTTATACAGGACCAAATTACCATTTGAATAAGTTGCACCACCTGTCACGCCAAAATTGTTTAAAGTGGATTTTACCTTTATACTACCAGTGTTGCCATAAACTGTTCCATATGCAACTTTATAAAGGTAATGCCCAGTTTCGCTGACAGTGTTGTTAGCAAAATTTGGATAGTTGGCATTGTTTAATGTGACAGCCTTTTTCCATGGATATGACAGGGTTACTGAGGTGCTGTTTGATGTCACTACATAATAGAAATCATTAGCAACCATATGATTGATTGCGGTATTTCCTGCTGCAACATCATACTTTACTATATCACCAGCGATAAATTTATCACTTGCAGTTGATGGAAGTGTTATAACACCAGTGGTTGAATTTAAATCTGTGCTTGGGTCAAATGATATTTTGTTGTATTCTTGATAAACATAATTACCAATACTCAAACCAGCGGTTGACCCAACGGTCAAAACGTTCCTACTATAATTCAGTGTATTTTGATTATTGGAATTGATCAGGTCAGTTCCAATAAAGATTACTTCAGTTTCTCCAATGGTTCCGACATTAAAGTCAGCACCGCTACCAAGACTGACAGAAAACAAATTTGCATATGTATTTGAATAGACTCCAAACACATATGATTTATCTGAGTTAACGAAGTCGCCGCCATCAACATCAACTGAATAAGTCGTCAATGTGGCATTTGCGGTATTTGAAGAAGTGTAAAGTGTCTGAGTGTCTTCAAAATAACCACTCAATGGGATAACAGTTAGGTTACCACTGCCAGCAGTGTGTGAAGATGTTACAACATAACCTTTTGCAGTTTGCTCATTGAGGTCATTATACTGATAAATGAATGGCGAACTTGCAATATTAGCATTGTTTGCTGAACTGTATTTTAAGGTATAAATCGACTTGTTGATACCGTAAACGCCAGCAGTAGTTTCAATGTTTAATAAATTCGCACTGAACCCAGCAGAGTCATTATTCAAAAGAGTTGATGTTTTCTTAAACGCCCCAGTTGCATTAGATAATACAATCGTGTTACCTGTTGCTGTTGGAGTAATTTCGGATATTTCACCAATAGCGAATTTACCAAGGCTGTTTGATTGGTATAAATTATCGCCAACAGCAATTTCGCCAACCTGACTCCCGACAGTCAAAGTGTAGGTGTTTGGCACACCCATGATTTTTGCTGATATAGTTTTGTCTTCAACTAACTGTACAGAAAAAGAAACTGCATTTCCTGTGGTGTAATATGTTCTGCCGTTTGCAAATGGACCAGTGGTTTGAAATGGCGCAATTGTTAAATCGCCAGATGCACCAAGTTGGTTTGAACTTAATACAACACCAGAAGAAGAAACAGTATTGTTTGCGTGATAACTGTAAACAAAGTCTCCAGAGTTTACGTTACCAGTTGCGGAAATAAAATTAGTATTGACAACTGGTTGAACTGCTGTTTCAAACAGTTTGAAATATAAGTTACTTGTGGCAGTTGGAGTGACATTGGAGAATAATAAAACTTTTTCTGATACAATGGCATTTGATGTCAGTGTATATCCATATCCACCATCAATGAAGATAAAGTCCACAACGCCAGTGGCATTTGACGTGGCAGTGACTCTTGCTAAACCACCACTACCTCTTAAAGAACCTTCAAACGAAACGAGGTCGCCGATTTTAAAATTGCGACCTTTGTCTTGTATGGTTACTTCATCTACAGATCCAATCAGGGACGCTCTTTTTGCAGAATCGTAAGTTGGTTGTCCGTTTATGTTAATACCAATAACTTCGCCTTTTCTAAACTCGCCTTGACGACCTGAAATATAAAGCAAGTTGACAAACCCATAACCTGCTCTGCGACGAATATAACGCTCAACGAAAGCAGTCGCCCCAGACAAAGAGCCAATGACCTGTTTACCTACATAATCAACGTTGAATTTTGAGTAACCAATTTCGAGATATTCAGGAGTTTCCCAAATACCATCAGAAACACGAAGGACGTTTTCGCCAGGATATTTTACCTCAGCATTTGTACCATAAACCAATTTGAAAAACAAGTCAATGGAACGTTCAGTTCCTTTTGAACGATAAAGTTCAAGAGAGTTTTTGACCAGCAACTCTTTGTTTGATGCAGTGTCAAACTGAATATTTTTAAGATACTTCTCTTTAAAATAAACGATAAACTCATCAAGAGTTGTGTCAATATCTCTGAGTTCTGGAAGTTTGCGAGCATACCAAAGTGGATTGTTGGTTTCTTCCATCCACTCATAGTAGGCTTTCACAAACGAAATGAATTGGCTTCCCTCCTCGCGGTAAAATGAGGGGAACTGCGCCTCGACAAATGGGGAAATTAATTTCTCAATCTGTTTCATTATTCGCGGACTTGCTCAACGTTGATTTCTACGTCTGGTTCAAGAATATTTAGGATTGTATTTTTACTGGTTGAAATATCCTTGTATTTTGGTGTTGCGTAAATTTTTAAATAGTCGCCAGTGTATCCTGACAAACGCAGACCATTGATATCAATTTTACCTAATTCGTAATCAATAGTGCCAACATCAACAACCTTTTGGTGAGACTGTCCCAGCACCGTAGTTATTCTAATAATTCCAGCACTATTATCTTCAATATTGCACTGTTTGCCATTAAAAATAAATGTACTAGAGTTAATTGCATGATTATCAAAAGCAAAGTGCTCATCGCCGAGCGTTGGAATACTATCAATTATAGGGATATTGTAATCAATTGCAATTTTTTGTGGTACATTTAACGTTGGGGTTAAATATTTTACCAGTTTGATTTCAGTTTCGTTACTGATAATACTAGAGTCAGCCTCATCAATCGTTTTAACGAATTTTGAGTAACGTAATGTTCTGTTAAAATTATTCAAATTTGTTGATGCAAATTCTAAAATTTTAGAAAGAACCAAGGTCTTAATATCATCTGGGTTCAGTGGGGTGACGTTAATATTGTATTTGATATTTGTTACAACTGACAAATACAAGTATTGCGGTGAAATAAACACTGGCTCCATAGCGACTGTGGCACGATTTCGGAGAAAACGTTTGTATTCATTTTCTTTAATCTTTGGCAAACCGTCAACATCTTTTAAGTCTACAGAAACAAACACACGACCATATTGCGGAGGCTCAGCATCCTCACCGCCATAGGCTGCAACTGCATTGATTTCTGGGAAATTGATTTTTAAGAGATTTTCATAGTCTTCAGCTGTTACTGCACGCTCTTGAGTTGTAAATGCTCTTGGTGCATTATATTTGATAGACTCCAATGTTTCATAAACCGCACCGCCAGAGGCAGGAGTCGCTGTGCGAACAGTCACATTAGACTCACCATCAATTGTTTGAGCAGCGCGGAAAACTCTGGCTCCGTTAGGGAGTTCACCACTTGAAATTCTATATTCAATTACAATTACTGAATCGTTTTTTGGACGACGACCGATAATACCATCACCAAAAAGAATTTCATATGTATCGCCAATGTATGGCTGAATGAAGAAAACTTTTGATGTTGATGACAATTCAAACAGTGATGTTGCTCTGGTGTAATTGAGCAACGTTGCACCATTGTCTTCCATGATAGTAACTTTCAAACTTGAGATGTCAACGTTTTTGTTACTGATCAAAAATTTTGTTGGTGTTGTGTAACTGACTGGGTAGGTTTCTGATACGTAGTCGCCTTCATAAACTGTCAGTGTTGTCGTAAAGGTTGAGTTCGAACTGGTGACAGTTGATGTTTCGGCTGTTGTGAACAAGTATGTGTTCGCGCCAACACGTGTACTGAATGCTGTGCCCTTTGGAATAACAACGTTTCTTTTTTCAGCATCTGCTGACACAATGGTCAACGCCAAAGAAGCCTCAGCAGACTTGAATGAACGAGGAAGGTAATTGAGTTCTTTGGCATGGCTGACAACACTGTCTCTCAATTGAGCAGTATCAAGGAACATTTCATTACCAATCATGTTCATGTAGAAAGCATTTTGGTATGTGTTGTATGCCAAAAGATCAAGCATAACATTCATGTTCGAGGACTCGTAGTCATAATCCTTGAATGCAGATTGCTGCTTCAGGAATGCTTTTAACTCTCTTTTGTAGGAGTCAAAGTCCAGTGAGGTCAGTGAGATGCTTGAGTTCGCTGCCATTATCGTACTCTTTCTAATTGAATTTGAAGTAATGCGGGATCAGGATTATTTATGACCGTGAAAATAATGTCGATATTATATGTTTGTTCATCGTTGGTCAATGAAACCAAAACATTATTAAGCAATGCACGAGGCTCATATTTCTCAATCGTTTCTCTTATTGATACTCTGAGGTTTTCTTTTGTCACTGAGTCTGCTGGTTCGAACAAATACTTCTTAATGTTACCACCAAAGTCTGGGGCGAAAAATCTCTCACCCTTATCTGTTGACAACAAATTGCGAAGGCTACGTTTGACAGCCTCGACATTTGTTCTTTTCAGCAGTTGACCTGTGTTTGGATGGGCATTGAAGTTCGTCAGAAAATCACTGTACACTTCTTTGTTACGCAGATTTGTCTGATCGTCTATCCTTTGAATTGCCATCGCAGTCTCTTTTTTTGATTATTTGGTTTTATTTAGGCAGGTACTCGCCTTGCTGTGACAGTAACTTCTTCTAATTCTGGTAAATATCCATATTTGGTATACTGTATGTCAAAACATCGTTTTGGTATTAATGCATAAACTGCATCAGCCAGTGAGAAAATCGGTTTCAGTATTGTATTCATTAT